GCGAGATAGACTGGGATCAAACGATGGCTGAAGCCTCGAAAGACTCTTGGAAAGATGAATGGATACTAGGACTCTGGTCGATACCATTAATACTTTCTTTCACAGGAGAGAGGGGTGTTGAGATTGTAATGAAAGGGTTTGAAGCTTTAGATAAAGCTCCGACTTGGTATACTGCAAGCCTTGGCGTTATCGTAGCGGCAAGCTTCGGTGTAAGAAGTGCAGCAAAGTTTTTTAAAAAATAAATAGGAGAGAGTATAATGGCTGTTAAGAAAACAGTTAAGAAAGCAAAAACGGTTAAGAAGAAAGACAGGGATGTTTTTGTAAAAGACAAAAGCATTTTGCAAGAATATGTTTTAGATAAAACTAATTTGGATGAAAAGACTTTAGATGCAATAGATGATGTAGAAAAGTATTTAAGAGAGCAAAAAGACACGGTTTCTTTTGTTTGGAACAAGTTTCGTAAAACAACGTGTATTTTTATACTTGCAGGATTTGTGTTTGGGTATATTATAGCTTTAATTCTACAAAATCTTGCATAGGAGGTACTAATTGGCATAAATACTATAGATACTTCTAGCTTTATATTGAAGCTAATTAAACAACGCCGCCAGCAAATATTGGATGTTTTGGAGAATAAAGGTGTTTCAAGTATGGAAACCTACCAAGCTCTAATGGGCGAATTAGACGGCATTAATTTTATTAAACAGGAACTCCAGAGCCTGCTAGATAAACAGGAGCATATAGATGACTGACACGAAACCTACGTTTACCGTGCAAGAAGAAGCAAAAGAAGAAGAATTACCCTCTCATTATGTTAAAAAAGAGGAAAGAGTTCTAGATCCTACTTTAATCGATAAAAGTACACTAGAAAGGATGCCGGAGCCTACAGGGTGGAGGCTTCTTATTTTACCGTATAGAGGGAAAGGTAAAACAGAAGGCGGCATTTATCTTCCGCACAAAGTCCAAGAAGATTCTAACATAGCTACGGTTGCGGGTTATGTGCTTAAAGTAGGTCCTTTGGCCTATCGAGACAAAGAGAAGTTCCCTGAAAAAGCTTGGTGTGAGCAGGGTGATTGGGTTATTTTTGCCCGCTACGCTGGATCTCGATTTAGGATAGAAGGGGGAGAAGTAAGGATACTCAACGATGATGAGGTGCTTGCTACTATCTTAGATCCCGAAGACATTTTGCATTTTTAGGAGGACATAATGGGCAATAAATCTACCGCAGAGCAATTAGCAGGACAAAACGAAGAGCTTACCATCGATGTAGGAGAAGAAGATTCCAAAGAACAAGAAATTGTTTTAGAAGATGCTTCGGAAAAAGAACAAGGTTCTTTAGAATTAGTAGGAGGTACAGGGGAAAAACCTGACCCTAAAGAAAGCGAGCAAGCCGAATATACGGATAATGTTCAAAAAAGAATAGATAAGCTTACTAAAAAGATGCGTGAGGCGGAACGAAGAGAAAAAGCCGCTTTAGTGTATGCTGAAAATGTTAAGGGAGAATCTGAGGAGTTGCGTTCTCGTATGCAAACTTTGGATGAAGGGTATTTAAATGAATACACTAATCGTGTTGATGCCGAGGAAGGTTCTGCGGAACAAAGGTTAAGAGATGCTTTAAATTCAGGGGATGCTGATGCTATAGTTGAAGCGCAGAAGAAATTGTCTGAAGTTACGGTTTCTAGGGAAAGAATTAGGCAGGCGAAGGTTGAGCAAGAAAATTATCAAAAACAATTAGAAGCTTACAACCAAGCGCAAGCTACGCAAACCGCACCCGCGCAGGCTGCCACAACGCAGGCTAAACCTGACCCCAAAGCAGAAAAATGGGCTAATAAAAACGATTGGTTTGGTTCCGATGATGCTATGACATACGCGGCGTTTGGTATTCACAAGAAGATGGTTGAAGAAGAATCCTTTGACACTAACACAGATGAATACTACAATGAGCTAGATAGGCGTATGCGTGACGAGTTTCCGCATAAGTTTTCAACCGGGGAAGCAGCACGAAAACCCGCTCAGAATGTTGCTTCGGTTTCCCGCAACACAAGTAGTAAAGGGCGGGGTAGAAAGGTTAGACTCACCTCTTCCCAAGTAGCTATCGCTAAAAAATTAGGTGTGCCTCTCGAAGAGTACGCGAAATACGTGAAGGATTAATGAAATGACTGATGCAACCTTAGACGGAATTAACTCTATTAGTCGCAAACCTCGCGCAAAGGATACACGGGAAAAATCGGTTAGGCGTAAACCGTGGACCCCACCCACTATGCTGGACGCTCCCCCCGCTCCGGAGGGCTTTAAACACAGATGGATACGAGCAGAAGTGCGTGGTTTTGATGACCGCAAAAACATTTCCGCAAGAATTCGTGAAGGGTATGAACTTGTGAGACAAGATGAATATCCTGATTTTGAGGCTCCTATAATTGATACCGGAAAATACGAAGGGGTATTTGGCGTTGGTGGTTTGCTTCTTGCAAGGATACCATTAGAAACCATAGCAGAACGTAAGGCTTATTTTGATAGTCGTAGCCAAGACCAGATGCAAGCGGTGGACAATGATATGCTGCGTGAGAATTCTCATTCATCTATGACGATCAGTAAACCTGAACGTCAAAGTCGTGTAACTTTTGGTAGTAAAGATAAGGAATAATTACTGCCATCAACTTTTGGAGTAATAACTAATGGCTAATGAAAGCTCAGCCTATGGTTTGATTCCTGTAGGAATTGTCGGCGGCAATGCAAATACAACGGGTGTAACCGAGTATGAAATTGCAAACGATGATACTAACCCTATTTTTAATGGTTCAATTTGTGTCCCACTAGCTGCTGGCGTGATTGCTCATGCAGGAGCTACTAGTGGTGGTACAACACAAGCCTTGGGTGTTCTAACAGGTATTGAATACGTAGATTCAGGAACAGGCAAGACAATTTGGAAGAATTTCTGGCCCGGTTCCAACTCAGTGTCAGTAGACACAAACTATCCAGTAAAGGCGTTTGTTGCAGACAACCCTAATCAACTTTTTAGAGTTGCAACAGATGCTACATTAACAAATGTAGCAACCGCTCAAGCTGCCGTTTTTGCTAATGCCTCTTTAGGTACTTCAGCAAGAACAGGAGCAACAGGTACTGGAAAGTCTAATTCGGCGTTATCGGTAAGTTCGATTGCTGTAACAGCTACTTTACCTCTCAGAATTGTAGGTATTATAGATGATGCAGCTAATTCAGACCTAACTGCGGCAGGATATCCGCTTTTAGTTCGCCTTAACGCTCATTTCAACGCTGCGACTCGTGGGTTTGCTTCACAAACCACCGCAGATTCAACTGGTATCTAGAAAGGAGCTAGTACAATGGCGATTTCACGTTCACAACTAGCTAAAGAGCTAGAACCCGGTCTAAATGCCTTATTTGGGCTAGAGTATGACCGTTATGATTCTGAACACGCAGAGATCTTTGATGAAGAAAGCTCAGATCGTGCGTTTGAAGAAGATGTAATGTTATCAGGATTTTCTACTGCCCCAGTTAAATCTGAAGGCGGAAGTGTTAATTTTGATGACGCACAAGAGACTTATACAGCGCGTTACACTCACGAAACAATTGCGTTGGCCTTTTCTATTACAGAAGAAGCTGTTGAGGATAACTTGTATGATAGACTGGCAAGTCGTTACACACGAGCATTAGCCCGTTCTATGTCTCAAACTAAACAGATCAAAGCTGCTGCTGTCCTAAACAATGCGTTTACAGCAGGTGCGAGTGCTATTGGTGATGGGGTTGCACTTTGCAGTGCTTCACACCCAACCATTAACGGCACTCAAAGTAATGTTCTGGCCGTAGCTGCTGACCTCAACGAGACATCTTTAGAACAGATGCTTATTGACGTTGCAGGTGCAAAAGACGAGCGAGGCTTAAAGGTCGCTATTCGTGGTCAAAAATTGATAATTCCAAAAGAATTGCAGTTTGTAGCCGAAAGATTACTTAACAGTAATTTACGTCCGGGTAGTGCTGATAACGATGTCAATGCAACGAAGTCAATGGGTATGTTGCCTGATGGCGCAGTTGTTAATCATTTCTTAACAGACACTGATGCGTTTTATATTAAGACAGATTGTCCGAATGGATTTAAACTGTTTCAAAGAACGCCTCTTCGCACTGCTATGGAAGGTGATTTTGATACTGGTAACATGCGTTATAAAGCGCGGGAAAGATACAGCTTTGGTGTATCTGACTGGCGTTGCGTGTTTGGAACACCGGGAGCCGCTTAGTTCGGTTTCTTTTAGACAGAAAGGGGGGCTTCACAGCCCCCCTTTTTTAATATATGATATATAAACTAATAACCCTGACAGTCGCATGGTGCGACTGACACTAGCCACGACAGGAGTTTTTAATATGGCTAATACAACTTTTTCGGGTCCAGTCCGTTCAGAAGGCGGTTTCATTGGTGTTACTAAAAGTGAAACTACTGGTGCTTTTACTGACAATATTACTATTTCATCAACTGGTGCGCTTTCTAGCACAACAACTATAGCAACATCCTCAACGCTTACTGCTCGCAGACCTGTAATCACAACTTGGGAAGCTTCTGGTGCTGTCACTGATGCTTTAACAATTGCCCAATCAGGCAGTATTGTTAACATCCACGGAACACAAAACAATGTTATTAATATACCTGCGGCTTCAAGTGCTAACACAGGTGCGTATTTTGACTTTGTTGTTACCACAGCAGTTGCTTCTGGTAAAACAACTACTATTGTTATTCCGACAGCAACGGGTAGTACATTTTTAGGGCAGACACAGTTGGCGGCTGGCACAGCAGCTAATCCTGTCATTACAAATTCAGGTGATACTTTTACTTTTGTTGCTAACACTGGAATTGGTGGGCGTTGCAGAATAGAATGCGTCACGGACAATGGTACTAAACAAATTTGGACAGTATCTTCTGTTTCAACCCCAGTTGCTACAGTAGGTTAATTATTTTAGCAACTTACAAAGGAGTAAAATATGTCAGGCTCAGATGTTCAATCAACCTTTATAGCTCCTGCGGTTTCAGATGATAATGGTATTTCTGTTAATGCAACTTTAGCGGGAGCAGGAAACTTAACTATTGGAGGAGCATTGGCTGACGGTGGTTCTGTAACACTTGTTAATGCACGTAATGTTATAATCACAAGTGCTGGTGACGATAGTGGAGATACTTTTACAGTTACTGGAACGGATGAAACAGGTGCGGCTCAAACGGAAGTTATTACTGGTGCAGATACAGGTGTAGCTACAGGCACGAGTTACTTTACAACAATAACACAGATAGCTGCGTCTGGAGCTTCTGCGGGAAATGTAAAAGCAGGAACGGGTACGGCTGTGGCTGCTCCTATCTTCAGGGGTAGTTTAAGACTGCGTAATTTTTATTTTGTTAATACGGCCACCGCAGGAACTATTTCTTTTAACGAAGGTTCCGCAACAGGTTCTAACAGAATGAAATTTAACACGATAGCGGGGGCAAACACTAATGCTTACCCAGATGTCGGTGGTGAAGGACTTCGTTTTAGTGGCGGAGGTTATGTTGTGTACAATCAAACGCACATGTCTTCATTAACTGTGTTTTATAGTTAATTATGGATGCTTCTTTTGAAAGCTCTGTAAGACAGGAAATTAAGGACTGGTCTAAACATGCTTTAGAAGAACCTAATGACATGTTTGCTGGTCTTCCTGCTTGTCCCTACGCTCAGAAAGCTTTGGACGAGGATCGTGTTGGGTTTTCGTTTTTGTATAACAAATGTTCACAAACGCTAACAACTTTAATATCACAATTTGACGACACTTATGATGTGGTTATTTTAATTGATTTTGATTTTGAAGAAGACACTGAAAAATTTCATGCTTCTTTAGAAAGAACTAATGAAGCTATTTCTGAAGGGGGCTATATACAAAAAGACGTATGGGTTCTAGGCTTTCATCCGTACGACGACCCCAACGACCTTATTGACGGCGATAACTTTTCGGCGTCGGTCAGAGAGCCTTACGCGATGACTTTTGTACAAAGACTTACTAAGCTTCAAAAATCTTCGGAAAAACTTAGAAAATTAGGTTACTACAAGACGTACTTGGAACATTATGACGTTTCGGGTTTATTAAAAAAAAGGCAACAAACTTACAGGAGATTGTAAAATGGCAATGGGCAAAGTTAATTTAGGCAATGGCGCAGCTAAGTCAGTTAAAAAGATGCGTGGCGGCGGTATGGTTAAAAAACTAAAAGGTGGCGGTATGCCTATGACTACGGTTAAAGGCAAAAAAGTACCTGCATTTGCTGCTGACGGAAAAGGTTCTAACGATTTAAAGAAAATGCGCGGTGGCGGCATGATTAAGAAAATGCGCGGTGGTGGCATGACTAAGAAAATGCGCGGTGGCGGCATGGTTAAAAAAGGAGTTAAGTAGGATGGCTTTAGGGAAAGTAGAAAAAGGTCCTCAACCCGCTGAGTTAAACCGTCAGAGGTACAATGAAGGTGTTACTTCACCCGATGCGTCTAAAGTAAAAGTACCTGAAGGTAAAAAAGGAAAGTAATTAATGGGTGCTTGTCGAGTAAAATTAGGTTCTTCTACCCCTAAAAAAGTTAGAAAACTTAGAAACGGAAGTGGTTTTTCGGGAAGGATAAATTTGGGGGCGGGTTCCCCAACACGTTACTCAGGAACTTCTGGACGTATTGAATTAAAAATTCCGTTTAACCCTCGCGGAGTAAAAAAAAGAAGTTCGTCTGTAGAAGCTAGTGTGGATAGAAGCCAAGGACTCGGTAGGAAAAAAGGTGTCCCGTCTATTATGCTCGGTGGAAAATATAAGTACAACTTCGGTAATTAGAAAGATTTTTTATGGCGGTTTCTGGCTCCAAAGATTTTGAACTTGATGTAACTGAATACATCGAGGAGGCATTTGAGCGTTGTGGTTTAGTAATGAGGACGGGCTACGACCTTAAAACCGCAAAGCGTTCTATGAATCTTTTGTTTGCGGATTGGGCAAACAGGGGGTTAAATCAATGGACGATTGGGCAAGTGTCTATTTCGTTAGCCAATGGAATATCCGAGTATCCTGCGGGGCTACTGACAATAAGCGTAGCATCCTCTGCTTCTTTTTCTGTCGCGGAAACAATTACGGGTGGCACTAGCGGGGCTACGGCTTCTATTACAAGTATACCTTCGTCCACCAGTCTTGCTATAACTATTCCGTCGGGTACTTTCTCTGTTTCAGAGACAATTACGGGTGGCACTAGCGGGGCTACAACTACGGTTTCTGCGGTTGTTAATTTTCAGAGTGTACAAAGCACAATTGACATACTAGCTTCGGTTGTTCGACGTACCGATACGGATTATAATATACAAAGAATTAGTCGCGGAGACTATTTAGGTATTCCTAACAAAGCCACGACAGGAAGAGCTTCACAGTTTTTTGTAGATAAACAAATTACACCGACTATAACCCTCTGGCCTGTCCCCGAAAACGACACAGACGTTTTATATTTTGATCGGCTTGTTAGGATTGATGATGCGGACAACTATCTTGACACGCTTCAAATGCCCTTTCGTTTTTACCCTGCTTTATCTGCGGGACTAGCCTATTATCTATCAATGAAGAAAGCACCTGATCGGGTGAGTTTATTAAAAAGTATTTACGATGACGAAATAGCTAGGGCTATCAGTCAAGATGCAGACAGAACNTCNTTTAGTGTTGTCCCTGCGACTAATGGGAGCTAATTATGCCTAAATATGCTTCTGGAAAATTTGCACAGGGTATCTCAGACAGGTCAGGTTTTGCATACCCTTTAAAAAGAATGAAACGGGAATGGACGGGGTCTTTAGTTGGTTTTGACGAGTACGAAGCTAAACAACCTCAACTTAACCCAACCCCTAAAGTTTTTGATCCGCAAGCCCTTAGAAACCCTAGACCAAATCAAAAAGAAGCTTTAACCCTTTATGCAGGACAACCAAACGTCGAAACCCCAGAAACTATTCAGATTAGAGCTATCGGTTCTATCGGATTTGTACAGGTGACAATCGCATGAGTTTTACATTTGCAACACTAAAAACGGCTATACAGGATTATACAGACAACTCGGAAACTACGTTTGTTAATAATTTATCTATCTTTATAAAACAATCCGAAGAACGTATTCTTAAAAACGTACAATTGTCGTTATTTCGCAAAAATTCAACAGGATCAGCAACGTCTTCAAATAAATATTTGGCAATGCCCAGCGACTTTTTAGCTCCATTTTCGTTGAGTGTTTTGAGTTCCTCTGCACATGAATTCTTAGAGTTTAAAGATGTAAATTTTATTCAGACTTTTACCCCTAATCCTGCGACTACGGGAACACCGCGATATTATGCTATTTTTGATGTAAGTAATTTTATTCTAGCTCCTACTCCCGACGAGGCGTATACGGCAGAACTTCATTATTATTACCGCCCAGCTTCATTGACAGCGGGAAGCGATAGCGGAACAACGTGGTTGAGCGAAAACGCTCCTAACGCAATGCTTTATGGGAGTTTGGTTGAGGCTTACACCTTTATGAAGGGTGAGCCGGACATGTTGGCTCTTTACAATCAACGGTTTACAGAGGCTATTTTAGCTTTGAAAAACTTCGGTGAGGCAAAAGAAGTGACAGATGACTACACAACTGGTATGATAATTAAGCAAAAGCAATAATTTATGTTTAGTGTTAGCACAGAGATATCAAATGATTTTAAGATTGGTGTTGTGACAACAATAAATAGGGGACACACTCCCGCAGAAGTTGCAAAAATGTGTGCAGATAAGCTCGTTTCTGTATCAGATAACGCTCCTCCACCTATAAAAGAACAAGCGAATGCCTTTAAAAAGGACATTTTACATGTCGTGGAATATTATATGGTACAGGCAATCAAGAGTGATAGAGTGACTTTGTACAACCGATTAAAAGAAGCGGGTCACGAGGACCTCGCTAAAGCAATTTTAGGAGATTAAGATGGCTATCAGTCAAGCGATGTGTTCAAGTTTTAAGCAAGAGTTGCTGGTGGGAACACACAATTTTACCGCAAGTTCAGGTAACAGTTTTAAATTAGCTCTATACACTTCTTCGGCTTCTTTGGGAGCAGGAACAACGGCTTACACATCCTCTAACGAAGCGAGTGGTACAAACTATTCTGCGACGGGATCGGCTTTAACTTCTGTTACTCCTGCTCTAAGTGGGACAACAGCTATCTGCGACTTTGCGGATTTAACTTTCAGTAACGTAAGTGTTACGGCAAGAGGAGCGTTAATTTATAACGACACACAATCGGATAAGTCTGTTTGTGTTTTAGATTTTGGGGCAGATAAAACCGCGACGAGTGGCGATCTTACGATTGTTTTCCCAACGGCAGATGCCAGTAATGCAATCATACGAATAGCTTAGAAGGATGGCAAATGTAACGGGATGGGGTCGTGGGACTTGGGGTGAAGGAGCTTGGGGAACACCCGACCCAATAGACGTTACGAATGTAGTAGGAACGACAGGTTTAGGGAGTGTTACAGTAACAGCAGATGCCTCTGTTTCTGTAACAGGTTCGGCGGGGACAAGCGCAGTTGGAACAGTTATCGCGTCTTTGCCAAAAGTAGTAAATGTAACGGGAGTATCAGGCACATGTGAGGTTAGTTCTGTTTTGGTTTGGGGCCAAATTATACCTGATCAGTCTCCTAGTTGGGCGGCTGTTTCGCCAAGCCAAACACCAGAGTGGGCAGCAATGAACGTATAATAAGGATTTAGACAATGACAAGTACATACACAACAAATACTGGTATAGAAAAACCAGCCACAGGTGATAGATCAGGCACTTGGGGAACTATGAC